TGATTTTTAACAAGGTACGCAAATATGCTGACATTAGAGACAATAATTGAGCTTTTGCAGGACAGCCGTATTTCGGCTGTTTCCCGTAAAACAGGGCTGCATTACAACACTATTCGCAGCGTTCGTGATGGCCGCGCGGCCAGTCCAAGCTATGCCACGATAAAAGCGCTTTCCGATTACTTTCAAGCGCGGTCAGTTTAATGCTGTACCGTGATTTTATGGACGCCGGGATCTCAATCTTCCCGCTCTATCGCTTTGACCATAAAACCCATTGCGAGTGCGGCGATGAGGATTGCCCCGCTGTTGGCAAACATCCCCGCGCCTCAAACTGGCAACATACGCCATTGTGGTCGGAAGAGCAGATTGAGAATATGGAAGAGGCGGGGCATTTCGCCACAGGGTATGGTGTCCTGTGCCGTGGCTTGCTTGTGGTTGATGTTGACGCCCGAAATGGTGGCATAGACAGTTACACCAGATTGCTGGAGCAATTCCCTGAAATAGCGGGCGCTGGTCTGTCTGTGATGACGGGTTCCGGCGGTGGATCACGGCACTTGTATTTTTCCATGCCAGAAACTGTGTCGCTTCTATCATCGCTCAAGGATTATCCTGGCATCGACTTTAAGTCGTCCGGCTATGTTGTCGGGCCCGGATCGCGACATGCGTCTGGTAGTGTCTACACAGCCGATGGCGAACCTTGCGAGATTGGTGAAGCGCCATCCGGGCTTGTCGATCTATTGCGTCGTCCTGAGCGTGTCCGCACGGATTACAACGGTCAATCCATAGATGTTACGCATGACGATATAGAGGACATGCTGCACTATGTTGCCAATGATGATCTCGATTATGAAAGCTGGATACGTGTGGGCATGGCCATCCATCAAGCGACACATGGGGCTGGCTATGATCTATGGGAGCGATGGTCTGCCAAGTCGCCCAAGCATGATGAGCGCCATATGCCCTATAAATGGCACAGTTTCGGTAGGGCTGCTAATCCGGTCACTATAGGCACGCTGATATTCCATGCAGAGCAAGGTGGCTGGCTCATGCCGGTGACGTTCTCCCCTGATGTTCAGTTTGATTTTTCAGAGGGCGAACATGACGGCCTTCCGTTTGACATTTCTGGTGTTGATCTCAAAATACCGCCGGGTTTTGTCGGTAAAATCGCGAAGTGGATAGAGAACCAATCACGCCGACCGCGTGAAAATATCGCAGTAGCAGCGGCGCTAACGGCTATCGGTAACATTGCTGGCCTTCGCTACATCGATGGGATGGACGGTGTGACATCCAATTTGTTTGCATTTTGCGTAGCGGGATCGCGCACTGGCAAGGAAAGCATCCAGCAATCTGTCACCGCGCTCCATAGGGCTGCGGGCATCGCTCCAGCTACGCATGGTGCGATTAAGTCAGAGCAGGAAATTGTCAAAAACCTTACGCGCCACCAAGCCTCTTTTTATGTGATCGATGAAATTGGCATCTTTCTACAGAAGGTAAAAAACGCACAGCAGCGTGGTGGGGCATCCTACCTTGACGGAGTGATCGGGATGCTTATGGCCGCTTATTCCAAGGCGGATGGCTACCTGCTTTTGACCGGCGACGCCAAAGAGGAAATACGATCCGGGCTGCTGAAAGAGTTGTCCCAACTGTCCAAGCAGGCGGATGCAAGTGGAGAAACGCCGCGTCTTTTGTCGCGTATGGAATCTATCAGCACTATGCTGGAGAATATAGATCAAGGGCTGCAGCGGCCATTTCTGTCTCTGATGGGCTTTACCACACCAGTGACATTTGATGAATTGGTGGATTTTCAGAGCGCTACCAATGGCTTCATAGGTCGGTCGCTATTGTTCAACGAGCGCGACACAGCACCACGTTCAAAGCCGGGTTTTGTCAAAACGCCATTGCCCGCCAGCTACGAGGCTATCCTGCTGCATCTAGCGCATGGCGGCGAATGCGATTTACAGGGCGCGAGCCGTGTCGAGTATTATGGCGAGCGCACAGCGATCCCTAGCGATAAAATGGCCGCAAACATGCTTGAGAGCGCGCTGGAGTGGTTTGAGGATCAAGCGGTGGCCCATAAGGGTAAGACGGGCCTGGAGAGCCTGTATCTGGGCGCATATGAGCTAATGGCTAAGGTGTCGCTTATTCTGGCTGTCGCGGAAGGCATCAGGACGGGCGAACATGTCCGCTGGGCATTTGCGCTTGTCCGCCGTGATGTTGACGAGAAAATCAGACTGGTGACGGCTAATGATCGGGTCAAGGATGCACCATCGCTGGCGCTCAGGGCTAAGATCGCCAACATCATCGACGGTGATGGGGAGACAATCGGGGTTGTCTATAATCGCCTGCGCAGCAATCGCCGGGAGGATATAAAGGCGGAACTGGATAAGATGGTCAATGATGGCCTTGTCCAGATTGAGATTGTTATCTCGCCACGTTCCAAGATCAAGACAGAAAAATATCGTCTGGCCAGTTGACAGGCTGTTGATAAAAAGCCAAGGTTTTCCGCGTCCTTTTAGGGCAAAATCCTGCAAATAGGATTACAGAGTACCACAGAATAGCAAGTCATTTACTATTGTGTAACATACTGAAATTGCAGGCTAAAACAGTAAAAAAGTGTACAGGATAGCAGGATAGCAGAATAGTCCAGACACGGTTTTAGAGGACCCTTGTACTCACCTATATAAAGGATATAGGATTGGGAGTTGATTTTCTGCATTTATAGATATTAAGTCTATATAATCCTTATATATTATATTTATTTTTGAATGACGGAAGTGTCATGATGGGGGCTTCGCCCCCATACCCCCTATATATATATCTCTTACTATCCTGCTATCCTGTGAATTAAAACAGTAATTTATCTATATAAATCAAACACATAAATCGTAGTAAAAAGCTTAGAGATTTCCACTATCCTATTCTATTGTGTGAGAGTGTGTTTTAATAATAGTGTGTAGGTATAAAAAGATGCATTGCGTTATATAATTAGGCATGTATAGTGTGTGGACAAGGAGATAGATGATATGTTTGATCCTAAAAAAGCTGTAGACTTGCCTTTGCTGGACCCACTGAAGGTTAATCTTTTCCAAGATACCGGAAGGAAAAAGCCAAAAAGGGTTAAACCTCAGTATTCCGATGAAATTGGCGACAAGCTTACCGGCAAGGAATTATCCGACCTGAAAGAAAAAAAGAAATGGGAAAAAATATCAGAGCTTCTGGATTATTATTTCAGGACCGGATTGGATCCGGAGATTGTTGCAAAATACATTGGCTGTGATGTTGATATCGTTGTGCGAGGTTTTGAGGCTAGAAGAAATGCTAAAGGAGATAGATGATGGAACCAGATTACAAGGCAATGGCTGACACAATCCTAACGGAGGTAGGCACTCAGTTGTCAAATTACCTACCCTCAACAAGGCAGGCGATAGTCGCGGCTGCGCAGGCGGTGTATGATCGGGGTGGGAATGATGTAGCAGTCGGATTGTTAACAAAGCGGCTGCAAGCCGAGCACGGCAAAAGGAAAAGTGCAAGCGAGGCAAAACACACGGCTGGTCCTTGGAGTTTATGCACGCATTTAAAAAGCATTGAGGATGATAATGATTGTTCTTGCGGATACAGGGGTGTTATATTTGGGCCTGAGCACGACGTGGCTATGGCGATCTGCCAGCCGGGCCACGATCCAGCGCCCAAAGGCGAGGAGGGCACGGAGCCTGTTCGGTATCCTCGCGATATAGAGATCGCCAACGCGCACCTAATTTCCGCCGCGCCTGATTTGCTGGATGCGTTGGAAGAGGCTGCAAATTGGGATGGCTACGACGAGGCAGGTGAACCGGCGGTATGGCTAGAGAAGGCAATGGCCGCAATCGCCAAGGCTAAGGGATTATGAACCCGTTTCGCAAAGCGCGTCCGGTCGAACGTGGACCACGGCCATCAGACCTTGACGCACTTGTGCTAGCATTGATGAGTGATACCACCACAGAACGGGCAGCGCTGGCCTCTAGGCTGCGTCGGCTGGCATGTCAGGTGGATAAGCCTATCAGGGGTAAGCGAGAGGCTGACAGGCTACGCGAGGCGCAAAATATGATGAGGGATGTGTGATGCCGGTGCACAGCTACAGAGGCGTCCCGTTGGTGGATATGAGCCGTGACGAGTTGATCGCAGTTATCAATGAGCAACATGCTTGCATTCAACAAAATATGGAGGAAGTTCTACGTTTGAAGCTTTTAGGAACTGAGCTTGACTTTCAGATTGCACGTTTGAAGGTCAAAAAGAAATGGTGGGAGATTTTCTGATGACATACGGACCAGAGATTGAAGTAAACGGCAAGCGGCCTAAATGGCTGGCGGATGATGGAGAAATTCGCGTCACCAATATCGCGGGATGGGAGGATCGTGTAACGCCCATTTCCAACATTTATTGGAAAAACGTAGCAACGATCCGCCTGCCCGCTGACCATTGGGCTAATAGCGTAATTGAGCGAGGCTACTGGCCTTGGGCTGGTGGTGACACAGCGCCGGATGATTGGGATGGTGATCGCAGGGCAATTATTTTGCGAAATGGGGCCTCTACAATTAATTATGCCATAAGTTGGCAGCATAGGGGGGATGGAAGCGACATCATTGGATACCGCAAGAAGGGTGTGGAGTTTGGCGAAAAGAAATACATCAAGGAATTAATGGAGGATTTGCCGGGTGTTGAGGTTGATTTTGATATAAACAGGCACCTTGAATATCACGATGGGACGCCTGTCAGGATCTACAAGAAATTGACCGCAGAGGGAATCTACAAGGTTAAATCAGAGGATGATGGCCTTCCTATCCCGTATAAGTGGTTTCGCGCTGATGGCTCACATGTTTCCGGCCATTGCCCACCATTGCGCAATTTTGTGGCAGAGCCTCATAGCGATTTTATGCAGCGTCGGGGTTTTGAGCCTGATTTTTCGGAGGATGAGGGGCATTACTCTGATTTTCCGGATAAGGCTACGCTAGAGTCATGGATTGACGTTTGGCCTAAGGGCAAGCCGACGTCGTTGGGTCATGTTTCACCCGCTGTCGATCCACGCGATGCAGAGATAGCAGCGCTTATCCATGATAATGATCGTTTGCGGTCCTCACTGACTGCCGCTGAGGAAGAACTCGAAGCCGCACGGGCGAAGCATCCAGACTTGGTGCCTGATCCAGACCGGGCGCTTAAGGATGAAATTTTGGCTTTTGCGGCGGCTGCAGATATAGGCTGGCTTGTGGATGAGATTGACTTGTCTGATACAGATACAGGTGTCGGCCTACTCTACGCATGGGAGAAGCGTAATGGGTAAATACACCCACTACACGGATGGCACACCAATCCCAGAGCAGTATTTGGAGAAATATGCTCGAATTCAGGAGTGTCATTGTACAGGCGCTTGTAAAACGGGGCCATGCCCTTCATTCGGCCCACCACAACCGCCGTGGGATGGTTGGAAAAACCCTACAGCCGTCGCTGAATATCAAGCATATCTGAAAGCTAAGGATTAAGCCAATGACTAACTTTGACATAAACAAACCGCTGATGCTGCACGATGGTACGCCGGTGAAGCTGAGGGAGGGAAAGCCTCGCCTTGGTAGTTGGTATAACATCGAATATGAGAATGGTGGGGTACCAGATTTTAATGTGTTTACTGAGAGGGGCCTTCACTTTGATGACCAATGCCCACCCTTACGCAATAGGCCGGAAGAGATGCTATATGACAACGAGTTTGTGAGTGGAGAGGAGCTTGAGCTTCAAGTTGAGCAACTCCGAGCGTGGAAAGCTGCCGCCGTCGCGAAATATCCCGACCTTGCACCGGTTGATCCATATCTGAAACGGGCGAGGGAGATATTGGCAACGGTGGTAGATCAGTCAGATGGTGATGACATTATCAACGGCGACTGGGATGGCGAATATTCAATTTTGGGTGTTATACGGGCGCTAAAAGAGGGTATGGGAGATGAAAGGCCCTACACCCTCACCACGGAAGAACTGGCAGAGTGGCGGCTGAAAGAGGCGCGGGAGATTGTGGCGAATAACTTTGAGATCCGCAATATGCAAAGCTATGCTGATTCAATGCGTGCTGGAGAGTGTGAAAACTGGCCGTTGCTGCGAATGATCGTCGCAACACTTAACAAATACAACATTAAACCAGAGGTGATGTGATGACTGACGAACATTATTGTTTTGTGACATCTTCGAGGCCGTTACCGATGGAAATGCCGCCGGAGTATAATATGCATAGGTGGACCTCATCGCCTCAAACAAGGTGGAAATTTGATACGCACAAACAAGCTGCGGAATTTGCACTTAAGCAATATCGCAAAAGCGGGGAAAGCTCTGTGATTAGGAAGGTTGTGTGATGAATAGTCTATCATGGTTATTATATGCCGCTGACGTGTTCGGCAGTGTGAATAATTCTGCAGGAATTTTAGTCCTTGTTTCGGCCTTTGTCGCCTTAGTATCGGCCTTTGTGTTTTTGCCAATGCTTGATTGTGGCGCAACCGATGAACAATTGGGTGCTAATCGCAAAATACTAAAAACATCGATTATTGTGTTTTTGTCCATGCTGTGCGTTAAGGCCATTTTTCCATCAGAAAACACCATTTATGCAATCGCGGCATCGGAAATGGGCGAGAAGGCTCTGGCAACACCCACAGCCACAAAGGCGATGAAAGCGTTGGATCATTGGCTTGACAAACAGATCGATGATAAGCCACAAGACATGGCACAATAAGTTTCATAGCTGGCGCATACGGGCTATTGCAGGCGTAGCCTAAAAATCCAACCTCCCGTTTAGGGGAAAACCTGCCAGCGCTGCACATTGAGCGGTTACTCGTGTGCGGTAGATTAAGGTTAAGGTTGGAAGCCTTGCTTTTAGAGGGAGATAGGTGGTGAGTTACGTAAATCCGATGGCGCTAAGTGTATTGGTGGGGTGTGTTACATTCTTCATAATTTTAACAATTATGTTTTTCGCTACTAGCGATCAAGAGGGGTGGGGTGGAAAGGTTGATCCTGAAAAGGATACGCTGGACGAGGCCATAGATAGTGCTTGGCAGCGGGATTGGTTGGTTGAATTGTATATTGATCGCCTTAGGATGGAGCGAGAGATCAATGAAGCTGTCCGCATATATGATCTAAAGGTTAATGCGATCAACAGGCAGCGCGCAACAAGAGGCATGAGGGTTTATCCAACGCCTTGCATTTAACACCAGCATCGCGTATTGTGCGGTATCAACATATAGGGATTGTCATGGCTTTACAGATTGCATATTTTGCCGGACGTGGTGGCCATGCCACTCCAATCTATCGCGGGTTCATTGGCGCAGAGACGCGATCAGTATCAGGAACATCTGCACAGACTGGTGCAACACCACCGGGCGCGACAATCGCACGCATAGAGGCTGAGGAAGATGTGCGCTTGGCATTCGGCACAAACCCGACGGCGACGGCAACAGGGTTGCTACTCAAGGCAACGGGCTTCATTGATATTGAGGTAAACCCCGGCGATAAAATCGCAGTGATTACGGCGTAGGTGATTAATGGCTGGAGGCCGTCCAACAACATATGACCCAGCTTATTGCGACAAGGTTGTAGAGCTAGGTCGCCAAGGCATGTCGGTCATTGAAATGTGCGCAGAACTGTCGCTAGGACGCACAACATTAGAGCGCGACTGGCCATCTGCACACCCAGAGTTTTCGCAAGCCTTTACACATGCAATGGAGCTTTCTCAGGCTTGGTGGGAGACACAGGGCCGCACAAACCTCACTGCTGATAGGTTCCAAGCATCGCTTTACAGCCGCTCGATGGCGGCTCGTTTCCCGGCTGATTGGCGCGAAGTTAAGGGTACGGAATTGACTGGCAAGGATGGTGCTCCTATCCAGACTACACAACGCATAGAGCGTGTCATTGTCGATCCTACAGATACAGACCCCGCGTAAGTTTGCGCCTTTCCTCAAGCCCTCGCGCTATAAGGGTGCGCATGGTGGGCGAGGATCGGGCAAGAGCCATTTCTTTGCTGAATTACTGATAGAACGATGCATCATGGAACCCGGCACCAGAGCCGCTTGCGTTCGTGAAGTGCAGAAGTCCCTTAAAAACTCGGTGAAGCTGTTAGTGGAAGATAAAATCCGCAAGCTTGGTGTTATCAGCCAATTCGAGATATTAGAGGCTGAGATCAGAACACCCGGCGGCGGTGTTATTATTTTCCAAGGCATGCAAAACCACACGGCTGACAGCATTAAGTCGTTGGAGGGTTTTGATGTTGCGTGGGTTGAGGAAGCGCAATCACTATCGCAGCGCAGCTTAGACCTGTTGCGGCCAACAATCCGCAAGCCGGGGTCTGAGCTTTGGTTTAGCTGGAACCCTGCCAAACCTACCGACCCTGTTGACGTGCTGTTGCGCGGATCCAATCCGCCAACTGGTGCTGTTGTGCTCGAGGTCAATTACAACGATAATCCTTGGTTGCCACCAGAGCTTAAGGCTGACCTTGAGGATGATCGCAGGCGCGACCCTGATAAGTTTCTGCATGTCTGGGAAGGCAAGTACAGCATGAACAGCGAAGCGAGGGTGTTTCGTAACTGGATTGTGGAAGAGTTCACGCCGCCTTCCGATGCTGTTTTCCGCTTTGGTGCCGATTGGGGCTTTGCTGTTGATCCTACGGTGTTGGTGCGATGTTATGTTGATGGCCGGAAGCTCTATGTGGACCGCGAAGCTTGGCAGGTGGGCTGCGAGATAGACAAGACGCCAGCTCTATTCGATACAATTGAAGGTGCGCGAAAGTGGCTCATTCGCGCTGATAGCGCCAGACCTGAGACGGTAAGCTATATGAAGCGGCAGGGTTTCAGGATAACACAGGCGATCAAAGGCCCCGGATCAATTGAGGATGGCATAGAGTTTCTGCGCTCGTTTGATATTATCGTGCATCCTCGCTGCAAGAAGGTCGTGGAGGAATTGACGCTCTACAGTTACAAGGTTGATCCACAGACCGAAGAGATATTACCGTGTCTTGACGACAAGAATAACCACACAATTGACGCTCTACGCTATGCACTAGAAGAATTGCGCAGAACAGGTTATAAGCCTAAAGCAGACGCTACGAAAAAACCGCATGACCGTTGGGATCGTGCGTTTCGCAAAACCAATGAGGACGATGGCGCATGGAAAGCGGCGTGAACGCATATGATATTGGCCACCACACGCGGCGCTTCGAAGAGGCAGAGGATAGCATGTCCGAAGCCCGTGAATTGGCGGAGCGCGACAGGGATTACACCAACGGCAAGCAGTTAACCGCGTCGGAGCTGTCTGCGCTCAAGAAGCGTGGTCAGCCGCCAGTCATCTACAACCGTATTCAGCGCAAGGTCAATTTCCTCAAGGGCCTTGAAACGCAAATGCGTAAAGACCCGAAAGCTTTCCCGCGCACACCAAAGGATGATGGATCGGCACAGGCTGCGACAGATGCGTTGCGCTATGTCTGCGACGATCAGGACTGGGATAGAAAGCGTTCGGCTGCATTTGACTATCTGCTGGTGGAAGGTTCATGCGCCATTATGATCGGCGTGCAGGAAACAAAAACCGGCGTTGATCCGACCATCGTTAAAATCCCGTGGGATCGTCATTACTATGACCCATACTCCTACGAACATGACATGTCTGATGCGACTTATCAGGGTATTGTCACATGGATGGACGTAGAAGAGGCAAAGCGTAAATTCCCCGGCAAAGATGAACTGATCGAGGAAACATGGTCGCAGGCGCGCAACACGGAAACCTATGATGACCGGCCTAAGTTTAACATATGGGCGGATTACAAGCGCAAGCGTGTGCGGATTAACGAGGAATATTACCTCGGTCCAGACGGTGATTGGCTCTATTGCTTTTACACGAAAGGTGGGTTTTTAGTCGAACCTGCCCCGTCGCCATATCTTGATGTTGATGGCCAGCCAGAGTGTCCGATTAAGGTTGCCTCGCTCTATGTGGACCGTGACAATAACCGTTATGGCGAAGTCCGCATGATGATTAGCCCGCAAGATGAGATTAACAAGCGCCGCTCAAAAGGCCTGCATCTTATCAGCACACGTCAGGTGCGCGTCTCTCGCGGTGTGTCTGCTGGCTCTGGTGGCATGGACCCGTCCGAGATCAAACGTGAGCTGTCTAAGGCCGATGGTGTATTATTCGGTGATCCGGGGGAAGTCGAGGTTCTGCAAACCGGCGATATGGCGGCTGCCAATTTCCAGCTATTGCAGGAAGCCAAGTCCGAGATTGACCTGTTAGGCGCTAACGCGGCATTGGCAGGCAAGAACGAGAACGATGCATCCGGTCGCGCTATCCTTGCACAGCAGCAAGGTGGCATGGTTGAAGTCGCTCACCTAATGGATCGATTGCGAGGGCTATCTCTTGACGTGTATCGCTCGATATGGGCACGCATTAAGCAATATTGGGATGCCCCCCGCTGGATGCGTATAACGGATGATGAGCGTAATATCCGTTGGGCTGGCCTGAATATCCCCAAGACCATGATGCAAGTGGCAGAGGAGCGCTTGCAGGGCGATCCAGATGCGCAGATGAAGCTTGCGATGCTGGCGCGTGATCCAATGGCCAATGCCGTTGTCGAGATCGAGAACAATGTCGTGGAAATGGACGTTGATATTGTGATCGATGAGGGCATGGACACACCAACGGTAGCCGCTGAACAGTTTGACATGCTGAGCAAGATGATGCCTGCCATGACTCAGCTACCGCCTGAGGCGCTGGAATTACTGGTTACAGCGTCCAGCCTGCGCGACAAGGATAAGCTGCTTGAGATCATCGAGAACATGAAGGGTAAGCAAGAGCAGCCAACGCCTGAAATGCAGATGATGCAGCAAATGCAGATGCGTGATGCTGAGGCTGATATTAATAAAAAGGAAAGCGAGGCTATTCGCAACATCGCTGATGCTGAGGCCAAGAAGGCTGGCGTTGTGACGGATATGCAGAACGCGCAGACAAAAGCTCTGGCAGAGGCTGAGAAGGCGCGGCAGGCCAATGTTACGGCAATGATGGGGCTTTTATGACAGAGTGGTTGGACTGCCCGGAAATGCCGGGGTTTGTTTATTCTCTTGAGACGTTCGATTTAGGCTCTCAATATGCGATAGCGATCAGAGCCGCGGATGATAAGCGTGTGCGCAATGCTTTTCGCGCCACAACCCGCGAACCGGATGAAGTTTATGCGGAATTATTGCCTGAAATGCGGCAATGGGTTGATCAAGTTAATGCCCTTGCTGTTCAACGAGATAAGTTGTAATATGCAACTTATGGTGCCGCCGACCTTATGGGCGCTTCTAAGGGGACGACGCTCTACGGTCGGTTCGGTTCAACGCCGTTAAAGGTTGAAAAGGGTTTATATGGTAGACGACACAAGTTTGGGCGATATTCTCGGTGGTGGTGAAGAGGCGGAAGTCGAAGAGCCACAGGTTGAGGAACAGGGCGTAGAGGCTGAAGAACCTCAGGATGAGCCGCCAGCATCCGAAGAGCCGGAACAAAGTCACATACCAGTAGCAGCCCTCAAGGATGAGCGGACAAAGCGACAGGCGGCAGAAGAAAATGCCCGTCTATTGCAGGAACGCTTGCAGCAGTTTGAAGCCTATTATGCACAGCAGCAAGGTGGTGAGGTCGAAGAAGATGATCCAGTAGAGCTATTCGCTCAACAGATCATGGGACGCGCTGAAACCCGTATCCTTGAAGCCAAGGTCCAGATTACTGAGACACTGGCGCGGCAGAAGTGGGATGATTACGACGAGATGGCAGATGTGTTTAAGGAAGCGGCTGTGGCCAATCCTTTCTTGGTTGAGGAATTGAAGCGTGCTCCAGACCCGGCAGCTTATGCCTATGGTGTTGCGCAGAAAATTCACGAGGCCAAGGGTTTGACAACTGCACAAACTCGTGCGCAGATTGAAGCTGAGATCCGAGAGGAATTGAAAGCGGAGATCGGGCTGAAAGCGCCAACATCCTTAGCTAACGCGCAGAGTAAAGGCGGTAGAGGCGGACCGGGATGGACCGGGCCGAAGCCACTTGAGGATATTCTGGGTTAATTGAGTTTCCCGTCGTGAGACGGTGTTTTCCCTTAGAAGGATTTTAACATGGCAGATACGACACCGGCAACCGGATTGGTTGTCCAGCAGTGGGAAGACAAGTTCTTCTCCGAATATATTCAGGAAGGCGGCTTCAAGGCTCTTATGGGAACCAATGAAGCGGCTGTTATTCAGGTCAAGGAAGACCTCACCAAAAAGAGCGGCGATAGCATCACTATTGCTCTGGTGAATCGCCTCAAGAACGATGCGACAACCGGCACTGCTACGCTGGAAGGCAACGAAGAGGACATGGCGTCCCGCTCGATGCGCATTTATGTGGACAAGCGCCGCAATGCGGTTCGTGTCGCTGAAATGTCAGAGCAGCGTTCCGCTATCTCGCTTCGGCAGGCTGCACGTGCGACCTTGCTTGATTGGGCGATGGAAGACACCCGCGATCTTATCATCACGGCGCTCGGTTCGCTCAAAGGCACTGCCTTTACGTCGCGCACTTCCTCTATCGCTGATTCATGGTTGGTAGAGAATAATGACCGTGTAGTCTTTGGTGCTGCTTCTCCGGGTTTGACCGATCTTTCGGCAGATCTTCTGTTGCTCGATACCACGGCTGACTTGTTCAATTTCACCGCTCTCGATGCGATGATCTTGAAAGCCAAGACTGCCAATCCAAAGCTTCGCCCTATGCGCGATCCGGGCAACGGCAAGCGGTATTGGGTTGTGTTTGCAAACCCACATTCGTTCAAGAATCTGCGTGACAGCCTTGATACGGAAGTGCTTGCGAATACGGTTGTGGAGATGCAGGCGTCCAAGCTTTTCGAAGGCGGCGACATCATGTGGAATGGCGCCATCGTCAAGGAAGTTGATGATTTGCCAATCTATGCCAACCTTGGCTCTGGCGGCACAACCAACGTAACGCCAGTCTATCTGTGTGGTGCGCAGGCTCTTGCTGTTGCTTACGCCAAGCGCTGGAAGACTGTAACCCAGCAGTTTGATTATGACGACAAGGACGGTATCGCGGTTGATAGCATCTACGGCGTCCGCAAGATCATCTTCGGTACTGGCGTTAACGACACTGATTTTTTCAAGGATCATGGCGTCGTAACCGGCTTTTTCGCAACCACTGGCACGGCGACTGTTTCGCCTGCTGCAGAAGTATAAGGAGCCGCTGACATGGCTACATATAATTCGGTTAAAATCCGTGACAAAACTGGCATTGCCGCTGGTGGTCCTGCACAGGTTGTTCTTTCTGCCTACGCTGAGGTCGCCTGTTCGGCGGCCCCTAGCACAGCGGATACGATCAATTTCTTCTATCTGCCTGCTGGCGCCCGCGTTCTCCATGCCTATCTCGAAAGCACGGATATGGACACGGGCGGCTCTCCATCGCTGGCGCTAAACATTGGTGATTCTGTTGATCCAGATCGCCTGTTTGCAGCGTCAACGGTGGGCCAGACTGGTGCAGCATCCAGCGCAATGGCAGTCACTGGCCTTGGCTATAAATACACAGCCAAGACACTGATCACCGGTACGGCTAGCACTAACGCTGCTACTGGTGCGGCTGGCACTCTCTATCTGAGTGTCATGTACGTTGTAGAATAACACTACCGGGGCTGGCTTCGGCTGGCCCCAACCTTTTGGAGGCCCTATGCGCTTTAGATTTATTGGACAATATACCAACGGTCATAGCGAGGTCTCCATATACGGCGTCCGGTTTATCGGCCATGAGCCTGTCACGGTAGATGATGATGACACCGCGCTTAATCTGATGACGCACATCGAAGTGCAAGAGGCTCCCGAAGAGGTCGAGCCTAAAGTAGCACCAACCATAGAAGAACCAGCCAAGCGCCGGGGCCGTCCTAGAAAGGGCGCGGAATGATTACAGATTATAACTCACTCGTGCTGGCCATTATGGACCGCATGAATGATGACACGCTGGAACCTTACATCCCTGAGTTTATCCAGCTTGCAGAAGCCAGCTTTAATCGCCGCCTGTACAATCTGGATACAGAGGGCACCGCGTCTATTCCTGCTGATGCAACGCTGCCTATGCCGACCGACTATAAAGGCTCCATGTCGATCCGCATTGATGATAATCGCCCGATGCCACAACTATCGGCTGACGATTTTCTCAATAAGTGGGCGCGTTCAACGCCTGCATTGCCGGAAAACTTCTCTATCTTCGGTGGATTGATCCGCTTGGGGCCTGCCCCTGATGCAGCGTACACGGTCACAATGACCTATCTGAGGACATTGACCCCACTATCAGCAACAAACCCCTCAAACTGGCTGTTAGAGCAGCACCCTGACCTATACTTAAACGGTGCATTGGTGGAGGCTGAATCTCGCGGATGGAATGATGATCGTGCAGTGCTGATCAACCAAAAGGTTGAAGGCACGATTGCTGAGATTAATGCTTATGATGGCCGTCGCCGCCGAGGCAATCTGATTGACACTGTGCAGGCAGAGTATTTCTGATGCCATGGGTGGAAACATCGGTGCTGGCCCAAGATTGGGTGCTGCAGCCTAATGAACGACCTTATTTCGCGTCCTACTATGTCGAGGATGACTACGTTCTTGATGAGGAGTGGACGTTGCTATCAGATAGTCAACAGGTGTGGACTACATGAAGTTAGGCCCTTGGACACCTGATTTACCAGCGTTCGGTCATGAAAACCTTGTTTATGCCCGGAATGTTTTTGCCACGCCTTTAGGCTATGGTCCGGTAAAAATGTATTCAGCCATTACGGACGCTTTACCGTCCACATATCGTGGCGGTCAGGCGTTTCGTGGTATTGATGGCACAAATGCTTTACTGGTTGGCACAGACGCGGGGTTATATTCCTACGCTGGCGGCTCTTGGGTGCTGGCCTTGGCTGATAGCTACACAAACCGCTGGCAATTTGCACAATTTGGCGACCTTGCCATCGGGGTACAGGGTTCCGCGCCTGTTAAATATGACATTAGCGCGGGCACGGCTGCCGCATTGGGTGGAACGCCACCAAACGGGCTGTATATTACGACCGTCAAGGATTTTGTGGTCATCTCCGGCGTTGATAGCGCTAATAGCACGGTCTATTGGTCCGCTATCAATAACGCTGAGGGCTGGACGGTTGGCACAGATCAGTCAGACATACAGATTTTACCGGATGGCGGAGAAGTCACGGGTCTAGCCGGTGGTGAATATCTTCTGGTGTTCCAGCGGGAGCAGATTTGGCGGGGTCAATATGTCGGCACGCCTTTCATATTCCAGTTTGACAAAATCAGTACAGGCATAGGCTGCATATCGGCATACAGCATCGCGCAGGTGGGTCGTACGGTGTATTTTATCAGCCAGCGCGGCTTCATGGCTATGTCTGATGGCTCTGTTGTGATGATCGGCGCAAACAAGGTTGATGAGACGTTTTTCCGGCATTATTCGGTGGCCGATATTGAAGCGCAAGTCAGTGTGTCAGTGGACCCAATCCGAAAGCTGGTTGTGTGGGCCATGCCTCGGCGCTTGTGGTGCTATAACTGGGAATTGGATCGCTGGACCGATGTTGATGGCGACTTCTTCGCGGTGTCTTATGGGGCTACACAATCACTCACACTTGAACAGATAGGCGCTCTCTATCCGGGTGGTATTGAGACGGTGCCGGGTTCGTTCGATGATCCTATATGGCAGGCGTCTAATCCTTTCCTGATGATCGCCGCGAATGATGGCACGTTGGGTGCATTTGGTGCGCAGACGACGGCTGAGGCCAATATCCAGATGGCGCTGATGGAGCCTGTTCCCGGTCGTGATATTCGCATCCGTTCGGTTCGCGTTGATACGGATGCTACCAGTGGGTTGTCCTTGTCCATCGACGCTCAAAAGCGCTTGGGTAATACACCTGTCCACGCCATCGGCGGGAACATCCGTCCCAATGGTGATATAGCCATCCGCACGCATGGCCGATATATCCAGCCTCGCCTGATCTTCGCGGAAGGCGCAGAATGGACCTATGTCCTTGATGCGTCACTTATTCAGGCAGCAAGTGGGGTGCGGCAATGATACCTTCCTTTCTCTCATCTCTGCCCGACTGGATGCGCATTGTATCGACACAGGTTAATCCAGTGCTGCAGGGTTATCCGTTTATGTCGCTGGAGACTGACCCCGCTGATCCTATGCCGGGTTTCACCTATTATAATAGCGTAGCGGGCGTCGTGCGCACATGGGATGGGAGTGCATGGAATGACCACTACTAATAGCCTGTACAATTTTCACCGAGACGGGTTCTATGAGATACTGGACCCCCGCACGCACACAATCGAGTGGCTGGACGCACAGGTTAATTCTGGCGGCATACAGGTTTGGGGCGATCAGGCAGCCTGCATTCTGACACAGAATAAGCATTTCCCGACCGGCGCTTTTGAGGTGCATGTCATGGCTGCAATAGGTAGCAAAACGCAACTGATTAGTGTAACGATTAAACAGGTCGAACGATGGGCAAAAGATATAGGCGCATTGTTCGTGACGATTGCCAGCCGGAAGGGGTGGGAGAGAGAAATGCGGCCCTATGATTACGAGTTCTGGCAGTCTGAATTGAGGAAGGAAGTTTAAATGGGGTTGTCTGGAGGCGCAAAGTCTACAAGCGGTTCGGCGCAGAAATGGGCGCAGCCCTATGCGAAGGCCGCTGCAAGTAGCGTGCAGGACGTGTTCAACCAAAATCAGGGCAATCTACAGAACCTGACTAATACGGTTACAGGCACAATCCCGCAAGCGACGGAAACCTATCAGGGCTGGCAGCCTGCTACCGAGCAATCGCAGCAATATTATAGCGACGTGATCGGCGGGAAATATCTTGACCCGTCAAATAATCCGGGCTTGCAGGGTATCCTTGACCAGACCAGCCGGGACGTTACCAATCAGGCTAATTCACAATTCAGCATGGCGGGGCGATATGGATCGGGAGCGCACACGGACGTTTTATCACGCAATCTTGCCGATGCGCAAAATAATGTTCTGTATCAGAACTATGCGCAGGAGCGCGCCAATCAGCAAAGCGCGGCGGCGGCTCCAATGCAAGGCCAAACGTCTAGCCTAGCCTCATTGCTTGCTGCGGCTGGCACAGGCGCGGAATTGCCATATGTTGGTACAAACGCGCTGGCTGGTGGGCTAAGCTCTTTGTTTGGTGGCGGTACTTCAACATCTGGCGGCATAGGTCGCCAGCTTTTGGCTGGGGCAGGGCAGGCGGCATCATCGTTTGCGTCTATGGGCCGAGGCTAAGATGGACTTCGGGCAATATCTTGCGCAGACGTTCCCCGGCGTCCGAATAACCGGCAACAAGCGCGATCCTAATTCGGCGCTAGGGCGGGCAAACCCACGTTCGCACCATATCGCAGGAAATGCTTGGGATATTGCGCCTATCGAGGGACAGACATTTGACCAGTTTCGTGATAGATTGCAGCGCGATGGCTGGAATGTTGTAGAGGCTATTGATGAGGTTTCTAATCCATCGAAACATGCGACAGGCCCGCACTGGCATACTGCGGTTAAGGGAAGGAAAGAGCCGGTGAGTTTAGCGAATATGATTACAGCGCCACAGCAGCCAATGCCACAGGCAATGGGCTTGAGCGACCTTATCCAGAACCCGCAAGATATTGGCGTCATGCAGGCGCAGCCTCTCGATGTGCAGCCGCAAAAGCTTGGCACTTGGGATCAAGGTGGCCGGGGCTGGAACACTCTCGGTATTATTGGTGACGCGCTCCAGACCGCAGGTGGTGGGCAGGCGACATATATGCCCTATGTGCAAGAGCAAAAGGCACAGCAGCAGCAGCTTGCCTTGCGGGATGAAGAGCGAAGGCAGTCTATTAAGGACTGGGTTGCGAAAGAGATATTCAAGCAGCAAAACCCCGGTCCGTCGTCTATGGAAACGGATTTAGCCGCATGGAACCGTATGACGCCAGAGCAACAGGCGCAATTTGCGCAGATGCAGGACATTAAGAACCCTATTGCTGTTGCAGGCCCAACGGGCACTTATCGCGTTGCGCGTACTGTAGGACAGCCACAGGGGCCGAAACAGGGTGAAGTGGTTGACGGTTTCCAATATGTCGGCGGGGATCCCGCTAACCCCAATAGCTGGAGGAGTGCTCAATAATGGCCGGACCTTGGGAACGATACGCGCAGCAAAGCAATCAGGGCTTCACGCAGATTAGCCCCGCTGATCCGCGATTGCCTGCACAGGTCGAAAGCACGCAGCTTGGCAACCAGCGCACGCGGCAGCAAATGGGGCAGGATGCGGCGATTGCGCCTTTGCAAGTCCGCGAACAGCGTGCCAAAACAATCAAGGCGGAGCGCGATCTCGCTGCACAGGGTGAGCCGGGTAAGTTAACACCGGAGGCGCTTAAATCCGTTCGACTGGATGCCGCTAAGAAATTCCTTCTGGCGCGACAGTTGAAGAAAAAGTCAGAAGAAGGCTTGTTCGCCACAGGGTTTATGGCACCGACGATGGCGGGGTGGGGCGGCACCAATGCCGCTGATGTTGAGGCGGGTGCTGGGACGCTCAAAGCTGGCGGCGCGTTGGCTGAAATATTGAAGCTTACCGCCCAAAACGGCGGTAAAAACCCATTTACACCAATGTCAAATAGCGACGTTGACCTGATTGCAAGAAATGTTGCCAACCTTGATGTTAAGCAAACCGACAAAACATTCCAGCAATCCGTTGGCGCGTATGAAGGCGCATATAAGCGCGGGTTTATGGGCGCTGGCGGTAATTACAACGCGCTTTTGAGGCAGCTTGATAAATTAGGTTTGGCGACACCGGCAGAAAAAGCTCAATTGCAAAAGCAGGGCGCGAAACCGGCGGGCAAGGTGCAGCCGCGCTCCCAAAGCCGCGTTATCGACTTTAACGACTTGCCGGAGTGATCCATGCCTGATGTAAGATTGCCAGACGGCACTATCGTTCGCAACGTCCCGGAAGGCACTACCCGCGCACAGCTTATGGCGCGTGTTGGGAAGTCGCAGGAAAGTAAGCCGACGTCATTTATTCAAGGCGTTGGTGAAGGTATTATGCAGCCTTTCAACAATGCGGCGCGATGGCTTGAAACAGGCGCGGAGAAAGTGGGCATTGCACAGCCTATAAGGTCTCTGGGCAATGCTCTTGGTATCCCGGCAACAGTAGGACAGAGTGAGGCTACGCAGCGCCAGTCAGCGGCAGCAAGCCCAACACGCGGCTCTGGCGCTGGTCGCTTCGTTGGCAATGTGGCCGCTACCCTGCCTATCCCCGGTGGAGTTTTGACCCAAGGCGCAATCGGTGGCGCCTTGCTATCTGATAAGCGCGATGTTTCAGGCGTACTGCAAGATGCAGCATTAGGCGCGGTAGCGGGCAAGGTAGGGCAAAAGGCAATCGGCGGTATTGCGCGGGCTGTTAGCCCTAAGGTTGCGCCGGTTGTTCAGAGGCTTAAGGCGCAAGGTGTGCGAATGACGCCGGGGCAGATTATGGGGGCAACAGGAAGCCGTGCCGGTCGCATTGTCAAAGGCTTTGAGGATAAGGCCAGTAGCATCCCTGTCGTGGGGGATCTCATCACGCAAGCCCGTCGCCGGAGCGTTGAAGATTTTAACCGAGCGGCCCTAAATGAGCCTTTGAAAAGCATAGGCAAAAGCCTGCCCAAAGGCACGGATGTTGGTTATGATGCGGTGGCTTCTGTTGAAGCGCAGTTGGGTAAGGCTTACGATGACCTTTTGCCAAACCTTAAAACACAGGCAGACACGCAATTCCTTGATGATATGAAGAACATAGCGTCAGAGGCCAGTACGCTGTTGCCTGAGCGCGAGGCGCAGCTAGGCAAGATCATTCAAAGCGATATTGGCAAGTTCTTTGACCAAAACGGCATGATGACTGGCGAGGCGCTTAAAAAGGCCGAAAGCCGGTTGGGAAAACGTATACGGACATACGGGACAAGCACTGATCCTGATGCCACGGATATGGCTGGGCTACTGCGCGAGGCACAAGCCAGTATTAGAGAAATGGCCGCGCGTCAAAACCCTAAATATGCCAAGCAATTGCGCAATATAAACACAGGGTTCGCCAAGTTTACGCGGGTGCAAAATGCGGCATCTAAGGCGGGGGAAGGCGTTTTTACACCGGGGCAACTTCGTACAGCATCTAGAGTAATGGATAGCAGCACACGAAAAGGCCAATCTGCAAAGGGTGAGGCTCTTATGCAGGGGCTTGCCAATGACGCGCAATCTGTTTTGCCTTCATCGGTTCCTGACAGCGGAACGGCGGGGCGTTTAATGGCGCTACTCGGTGGTGCTGGATATGTTGAGCCTACGTCTGCAATCCTTGGCGGCGCTGCTATGTTGCCATACACCAATACAGGCGGAAAGGCTGCGGAATGGCTATTGACTGGCAGGCAGGGAGCAGGGGCTAAGGGATTGGCCGATCTAATTAGGGGAACGAAGCCTGTAGCGGGCGCAATCGGTGCGGCATCGACGCCTTATCTTACCGGCAATACGCCCTAAAGAAAGAAGAGAACCACGCATGAAAGAGCGCCTTTTCCCTCGTGTAATTAGCCAAGCTTCGCGAATTGCGCCCGTTGTCATTGTCACAGCAATAAGTTGCAATTCACTACTCATTATGCCACTATACCACAACTCAAGAGGCGCGTAAAATATGGCGGATGTTTTCGATTGGTCAACGACACCGGCCAGCAACACAACACTTGACGGAATTAACGTCAACACAGGCATGCCTGTGGCGAATGTGGACAATGCTATCCGCGCTTTGATGGCGGCCACGCGTAACACATTTAACCCTACTCTTGAGGGTTTCCTGAATGGCTCTGCGGCACTTCCTATAACTTCTGGCGGCACAGGTGGCGCGACAGCCTCTGCGGCGCGTACGGCGCTGGGATTGGGCACTGCGGCAACACGGGATGACCTGTTTTTCATTCGTGCGTCTGATATTGTGTATGGATCTAATGCTAACGGCTACTATGAGCGCCAGACAAACAGCCTGATAGAGCAATGGGGCCAAGTATCGATCACACAAGGCGAGGGCGCTATTCCGCGTACATTCCCGATTCCATTTACGGATTTGGCGACGGTTAATGTCCAGCTTACAATCATCGGCAACGCCAGTATCAACAATGATATGTGGGTTCAGCTTACGGCGTTAAGCCTGACAGGGTTTACGGCATTTTTTCAGCAATCACAATCCGGCCAGACTGGCTACGGGTTTCATTGGCGGGCCAAAGGTAAATGACGGACATTGTTTTACGCGCTGTTAAAGGTTCGCCCCTGACATATGCCGAGGTGGATGCTAATTTTACAAACCTGAAAGCGACGGCGGATGCTGCCTTTGATGGTGTCGGCGGCATTGGCGGCAAGGCGAACGCCACGGCCATCGGTATTGACGCCAGCGCTGTTGATCTTGGCGTATTCTCAGGGGTAACAATTCCTGATAACCAGACGGCAAAAGAGGCTATTCAAGCGCTAGAGACAACGCTGGATGCTACGAACGTCAATCAAAGCTATATTCTGGCGCAGTCGTGGTCTGTAAATCCATCCGTAACGGATGCGATTACAGCCTTTTTGGCGACGACGACTTCGGCATCTGCCACGCTGCCTAATGCCGACCAAAAGCCCCTCTATGTGCCTGCAGGGCTATACGACGCGGGGACCGATGTTGACATAGCAATGACTGGCGCGGGCCAAGTGATCTTTGGCGATGGCGCTAACAGTGTTTTCCAAGATACATCGCTTTTGTGGACCGGCTTTGATTATGGTAGTGCCCATGATTTGCAGCTTCGCGGAACGTCTGATTATGGTGTAAGCATCACTGGTTCTGCTGCTAGTCGGCTGTTCTACGCGCAATTCTATAACATGACGATACGCGACAAAACGGTTGCGGGCTTCTCTGTAGACGGCACTGATAGCCAGCTTGGCGTGTCGAACGTCATGGGCAGCGACCTGATGCTCATCGGCAACCAGCGCAATCTCGATATTGGCTTGAGCGCCAACACCTATTTGCAGAACGTATTTTCAATCGCCGGTGTCGAGCCTTCGCGCTTCTGGGGCATTGGTGAACTGAAAATCACTAACGGCAGCTTCGGCGCACCTACCACTGGACCGGCGCTGTCTATTCGTGGCTCCACTGCCAAGCAATCGCTGGAAAGTTATTTCGTCAATTGCAATTTCAACCAAGGCAGCACGAACAACGATACAGCGATCACGATTGAGCCTTACAACGCTGGTACACAGCTAAAGGTTACGGTTGCCGCTGGTGTCGATTGCGCACCGGGATGGGCGCAATTCTATCTGACTTCCACCACATACGGCACGCGGTCGCGCTGGTCTGTTAACGAACTGCTATCACTGACAGAGATTATCCTGTCGCCTATCTCTGGCGTATCCCCTGCTGGTCCATATGCCACCACTGAAGCGGGCACCTATCATCGCCAATATGCTGGCCTTGATATGGATGCAGACAACCCCACCAACATTAACGACATGTGGTTCTTTGGCGGGGCTTCCAATAACGCCCGATTTAACAATGTTTTCAACATCACGATGATGCAACGCGGCGGGTTTGCAAAAGAACGGGCTTATTTTGAGGGGCAGAATAACCGCGTTCTGGCGGTCGGCTCGTTGCGTGGCCGCGATACCAATACCTACAAAGACATTTGGCCGTGCGGTCCTGCCAGTCATACAGGCTGGTCCGTATTCGCGACGTTTGATCCTACCTCGACACTAGCCCCCGGTAATGTGATGACCGGCCCTGTTGCCCCGATGAAGGATTGGGGCGTGCTGACTGCCACCAATCAGGCGGCGGGCATTGGCTATATTGCGGCAACCGAGACTGGCCCTAAAATCGGTATCGGTCCTATTGGTACGCTCGATGACTACCATGAATGGTATCGCACAAGTCTTGCAGAGCGTTTGGCTTTATCGGCTGTCACAAGCTTGAGGATAACCAGTGACCGCAAAGTGAATGGGCTGGAGATATTCGGGCGCGATACTCTGGGAGCGCCTATCCTGCAAGCCTATGGTACGGATACCAATATCGGCCTGGATTATAAAACCAAGGGAACCGGCGGGCACGACTTCTACATGAACGGCCTGCGGCAAGTGCGGATGATTAACATCCCTAGCGCCGATACCCATTTAGACCTTTTTGGTGGCGTCAACACAGCCACTATTCTGCCGGGTTCTGATAGCGTCACCAATGCCTATATGGACGTGCGCTCAAGAGGCAATCTCCCTGTGCGTCTGCGGTCCGGCACAAGCGGGCTATCGCGGATAATCGTGGGCGAGACTGGCATAGGCTTTTATGGTAGCGCAGAGGTGGCCAAGCCAACGATCACAGGATCGAGGGGTGGTAACGCTGGTTTAGCTAGCCTGCTAACACAACTGGCTACACTAGGACTTATAACAGACAGCACAACGGCATAGGAATGACGATGGAAATGGAAACCGTAACACTGACACTAACGCGAGAACAGCTTAACGCGATTGTGCTGGGCCTGCATGAATTGCCGGGGCGCATGTGCATCCCTATGTTGAACCTTATCAATGCGCAGATTGAGGCGCAAGCCGACGCGCAAAGTGCACAACCGAAAGGAGCAGAAGAATGAGCGGCGGAACGAAAAAGCCACCAAAAGGCACAAAGAAAATTGCGGCTGTAAAGCCATCGAAGCCAGTCAAGGCCACTAAAAATGCCTGAATTTGGGATAGCCCTTGGCCTGCTATGCGTGATGGCGCTGCTGCTTAACCATAGCACTATGCAGCGGACAGCATTTATCATGCTGGGCAATTGGGTTGTCTGCCAGATATTCGTTGAACTGAGCGGTAACTATACCCCGTGGTCGTGGTTCTGGGCTATGGACCTCATAGCTGCTGCTGCGGTGTTGGTTCACCCCTTGGGGCGGCACCAGCAAGTCATAGGCGGAATTTATGGGGTAATGATCGGCTGGCATACGGCCTTTGCATGGTCAGGCAATGACGCGGGCTTTTATCTTTACGGTCTCGATTTTGCGCTTTTAATGCAAATGGTGGTTCTGTTTCTCTGGGGGGTAGGGCATGGGGTTGCTCATATTAGTGGCCTTCATCGCCTCAATCCATTTCATAATAGGACGCATTAATGAGCGACCGAAACCTAACCGATGCAGACGTGACGGCGATTGTCGAGGGCCTTCGGAAAGAAATGATTGATAGCTTCTATCAGGACTTGGGCAAAGGCTTGTGGGGAGCTGTCGTCAAAATCATCATAACCGCGTTGATTGGCATCGCGGCGTATAGCGCGGGGAAATGGCCATCGTGACCGAGAAGCTAAAAACAAAACTGGTGCCAGACTGGCGGCAATCGTGGCGCTGGCTATCGGTGCAGCTTTCCATCTTCGGCACGATCCTTATGGCCTCGTGGCCTTTGATACCGGATGATCTGCGCTCTGAGATACCCGGCACGCGCTATATTGCCATGCTGTTGTTCGCCCTGATTGTGTTCGGGCGCTATGTTGATCAGGGGAAAAAAGATGTATAGCCTAGGCTCTAAATCCATCGCTAATCTGACCGGCGTTCACCCTAAACTTGTGGCAGTGGTCAAGCGTGCAATCAAGCTGACAAGCCAAGACTTCACGGTGCAAGAGGGATTGCGCAGCATCACCACACAGAAAAGTTATGTCGCACGGGGTGTTTCCAAAACACTGAATAGCAAGCATATCAAGCAGGATGACAACTATGGTCATGCCGTTGATCTTGTTCCATGGTTTAACAGTCAGCCGCGATGGGAGTGGCCCCTGATGTATCCTATCGCAGCGGCGATGCAGGAAGCGGCGCGAGAGGAAAACGTGCAAATTCGCTGGGGCGGGAATTGGTCAACAATCAATTTTATGCCACTGGGCGAGGCTGCGATGAAGCGGGCGGTGAATGATTATGTCGATGCGCGGCGCAAGATTGGCCGCACTGCGTTTATTGATGGCCCGCATTACGAATTGGTTTCTTGATATGATGCGGCTAGGGTTAGGGCTTGGATTGCAGGGGCAAACTGCGGGTACTGGCGGCGGGGGCGGGGGCCTTGAGATTGTAGGCGCACTCGCTGACGCACAATGGTTTGAGGAGTATTCCGCGACCATTACCAGTTCTGGCGGGTCCGGCACATTTACGGCTGGTACAGCTACGGGGCTGCCTCCCGGCGTTGAATACACGTTCAACACCACCACTGGCGCGTTCGATGTTACAGAGGCACCACAATGACATTATTGAAAGATGGCGTATATTTTCGCGGGACCACGCTTGGCCCAATATCAGCCACAACCGGCGGCGATACCTATGACATGCTGCCATGCACTGATGATGCTCTGGCCTATACGCCAGCCCTTGGTTATGGCTATTACAATATCCTTATGCCAACGGGCAACACGTCCGATATATCAGGATCATTCCCGGATTACCTCAAAGGGACGCACGCCAACGGCTCGTTTACCTACAAGTTCCGTTGGGATTTTGAACGTCCCGGCACCTATGATATTCGCCTTGCAACCGGCGCTTCTGGTGCTGGCAATAACGCGATAATTCTATGGGATGGCGAGGCTATCTATGTCAGTAATCCCGTGGCCTATGCCAACAGCACGGGCTGGAGTGCGAACACATTCGTTTTTGCCAATGGTTCAATCTATCAAGTGATCCTGCGCAAAGGTTCCGGCGTATCGGCAGCGGCTGGTTCCGGGCCAAGCGGCACTGGTTCTTATATCGTTGACGGCGATTTAGCGTTTAGGTGGGTGGCAACACCACTGGCGATCATCACCGACGCCAGCACGGCTGGGGGTAGTGTTATTGACGCCTCTGGTGCTGAGGTAACAACCGCCAACTGGGAAAGCACAAACACTGCCATCACGGTTGAAGTGACACAGGGCTATGTGACGATCACGAAGGGCCTGAGCTATGCGGGCAATATGCGATGCATCATGCGGAAGCAGTTGCAGCCGACACTTGTTGACGTGGTTGTCACTAATGATCTGGGTGATGTGTTTGACGGCCTCTATGCCAATGATCCTGCTGGCCTTCTTGTGGCGCGGCTCCCCTTTGTGGACGGCTCAACCGAGGCCATCACATTAGGCAGTGGGTGGGATACCTATCTCGAAGTTTTCCGCGATCCTAAATCAGCTATCCTTTATCTGCGAACCACTGGCACGCGTATACCTGAGGCACTGGCAGGCTCTCGCACTATCCCGATTATCCAGACCGATGCCGACGCAAGCAACGGGCCAACGCGGACAACCAATCTATCGGCTACGGTGCATAGCACAGCAGGTCGGCCAGTGCTTGGTGTTGACGGGCGGCAATCAGGAAGGGCTTGGGTTCGCGAACAACTGGCACGCAATGCGGTTACAGAGTGGCCCGGATATGAAGGGCAGGACACAACGGGCAGGGTGAGCACATGTAGCAGCTCTGCATCTTTTGTGACGGCCTTTAATGCTATCACGCCAGACGGTACAAGCTGGTACAAGCTGGAATGCCAAGATGGCGACTATAGCGCGTCGATGACGTGCAATGAGAAAAACTTCGGAACGGGCGGCTTATGGGTCACCAAAGCGTCGGGGCACAACCCTAAGCTGGTGGGGCAGATTACGTCTTGTTCGCACGGTGTTGATCTGAGCTATATTGATGTTGTTGGGTCAAGCTCTGCCAACAGGCTATGGCGCTCCAACATCCCGACTGGTTCCACATATCTTAAGCTGTGCATCCATCATTGTAATATCGGGTACACGTTCCAGTCTGGTGCGACTGATCCCGAGGCCAGTGGCGAGGCTGCTAAGTTCCCTGTGGTTGTTGAGGCGTTCCACGGTGAGCAGCTTATCGTGCGCGACAACATCATTAGCGGTGTTTCGGACATTATCCGGGCGCATGGTGTTCGCTACACGCATTTCTATAATAATGTCACTGAGTATACGGCACAGGATATTCTGGCGTTTAATCCGGCCTATTATGAGGATCAGCCACGCGGCGTCTTTGCGGATGATAACATCTATATCATTTCGGAAAATAACACTTTCCGCAAGCATGCCGATGTTCTGAATTGGTACGAAAACGAGGGCGTGCATAGCGATCTTTATCAACATCGGTCATTCTCGCCTGATAATCTCGTGACCTATGCTTATGCCTATTATCGCGTGAGAAACCCTAGTAGCACGTATAAGCGCTGTATTAATGACGGCAAGATATACGAGGCCACAACGCTCGGCACATGCGAGTTTAACGGCACTGGGCCAACTGGCACAGGTTCGTCTATCGCAGATGGCACGACTGTCTGGCAGTATCTCTATGACTATACGATGGACGCTCCCGTGTATCTGGTCAGCCGGAACAACACGCTACACGCAAGCGGCGTTGAATATAACGATGGTACTGGCGGCGTTGGTAATCGCTACAGCAATTTCATTCAGGTGTATCTGCCGTCAAATGGCGGCATCGGTTGTCCGGTTTATGGCGCCATCTTCAACGATGTTTATGCGACGGATAACAACCACGGGTACAAGTCCGACGATGGTGATTTTATTGTCGAGCATTGCACGCATGCAGGGCCTGCGGAGCGTCCGCTGGATGGCACAAACGGCAAGTCTACTATCGGCTTTGAGGTTTATGACCGTGCGGCATGGGGTAGTTCTGAGGTTCCTATCACGGGCAGATTGAGGCTTCGCAATAACATCACGGCAATTCCTGCAACGATTGAATATCATGTAGGTGGGCAGACGGGTTCCTCTGTCCTGCAATATGATTGCCTAAATGCGTCGTTTAAGGGGGCACCTAGCACGTCTGCACTATTGCCTGACAGTTATGTGGTGGCAACGATCCCCCGCGCCGATGCAGTGCTAGACGGGCCTATCACGCTCAACAATGGGGTGATACCTGTCGCTAACGACTTGATGACCTACACGCAATTTGTCGAGGATGATTATACGGACATGGCTTTATTCGCGGCTGACCTTGGGAAAATCCTTCACCCTATCAGCGGGACTATGGGAATGCGACGCACAACAGTCTATCCTGTGACTTTCAGCGTTACGCGCGGTGGCGAAACAACCGAGAGAGTAATCAACATGACGGTGACAACATGATCCCCGGAAGCATCCTCTTGTGGTTAGGGGGTAACTGGCGTTGGCTAGTGCCGTCTACAGCGTGCCTAGGGCTACTTGGCGCTCTGTGGTGGGCAAATAACTCCCACGCGCTAGAAACGGCAAAATCGGCGGCTGTGATAGCTAATCTTGAGGCGTCGATCGCCAAGTGTGAAGCGGCAAGCGCACAGGCTAAGGCCGATGCAGAGATAGCCCGTAGGAATAAGGAAACGGAATATGCCACTAAAGCTGATGATAGCAAGCGCAGTAATGATGTTCGCGAGCGCGTGTACGCCCAAAAACTGCAAACCCGTGTACATAGCAGCCCCGCCAACACCAGCCCCACAAGTGGCGGTGCCGGAGTATCTGAAGGAAGCGCCGCGCAAACCGAGTTGGCTACAATAACAATATCGGTGCTGGACGCTGAGATATGCACCGAAAACACCGCCAAGCTTGAGAGTGCTGTTGAATGGGTAGCTGGGTTAAACGAATCACCCCGATAGCCATTGATATTAAAAGATAATTTAAGAAAAACACACGAAAAACCGTAAAAACGAATCATACCCCTTTCCAGCAATGGAAGGGGTTTTGTTTTGTGGGGCTTTAAAGAAAGCGCTGACAACCTTTAATGTGGTGGTGGACCTTAAAGGAAAGGGTGGCGACTTCCGACTAGGTTCCCCCGGTCCTACCGCCGTCACCCAAAGGGCTGAATGCAGCAATCATTCACTTACCTCTATCAGACGTTCAAGCCTAGACCTGACAGAACCCAATTCAATACGCGGGGCCGGGCTTGATACCGGCTTGGACGCACTATTTCGCCCACTGCTTGTTTGTCGAACTGACTGCCGTTTGTGGTCCTACTTTTTCAGTCAGTGCACGTCCATCCGTGCCGCCCGCTTAACTCGAAACTGTTGCCGGTCTTTCCCGGCTGTCAGCCATTACTGGAGTCACGCAGCTTGCCAATCCTCGCATGGCGACGAGTAGGAGGCCGACAAGTCCCCCGACCCTAACGGAGCGCCGGCCCGGCAATTCAGTGCCCCCCCCGCATGGTGCGCTTCATAGAGAGGCGTGCGGGGGTCTTGTGCATCCTATACCTCATTACCCCACAGCTGCGCAAGGCATCCTTGTGTGATAGCCTGCACAAGATACGCCTCTGCCTCATCACCGGGCCTATGTTCGCCAATACGCTCCCATAGTTTTTGCGCACAATGCACTGCCTCATGCGCAAGCAGCGCTGCTATTTGTGGCTTTGATATATTCCTTGTTTTGTCATAAGTAATAATGCAGCAAAGCTCACCGTCATTATTCAGAAGGGCGTGCGTGGCGGCTGCGGCATGTTCTGGCATAAACACAACATCGCTTTCACCGCTTATGCGCTTCATTTCCTTCCTGAATATCTTGGGGCAGGCAGTAAATCCAATATGCGCAGGATATGGGCCTATGTCGATGTAGTATATTCGGTTTTTTGTCATTCCAAAGCTTCCTTGGCGACATCCTCCCAGGTGATGCGCTGTGGCGATATTTCGGCCATAATCTCATTCCTTTCCAGTAAGTTGGGGTGGTGCTCACAACCCTCTCGCGCGTAACGCTGCAGCGCAAAGGGCGAGGGCGGGAGTGGCGGCAAAGACCCAATCCAGTAAGCGCACTTGATACTCAACTCCATCTGAGCGTGCGCAGACAGCCGAATTTCGGGCAGTGACAGCCCAACGGTCAAAACCCTCCGGCACCAATGTCATGGCATGATCCAGAGAGGCAGTGTAGCATGGAGCAACGAATTTCGCCGTCTTAACCACCCTCATTATCTCAGCATCCACTTCCCTATCAGGCCCGGAAAGCGCGGCCACGCGATCACTCAGGCTTTGCATGTGCTAGCCTCCCATTCAGTGCGTCATTGATACGAGCAATCTTATCGGCTGCCTCTATCTCGATCTGGTCACGCCGCCTAAGCAGCATTTCTCGCACTGATGAGAGGGGAAATGGCTCGGTGTCACGGTAACTTTTTGGTAGGTTTGCTGCTGTGTAATGCTTTTCCGCTTTGGCACGATTATATAATCCGGCCTGCGCTATGTCGCTTGTATATCCAGCAGAATTGTCGCGATACCAGCAGCCCCATTTGTTTGACCATATAAGCCAAACATCATCCGCATAACGCTGCATGCGATTTTTATAAACTGCGGAAGGCTTAGCGGCCACGCGGTCAGAGAGGGTCATGCTGCACCATCTCTATTTGGGGAATAGCTATGTTGTCATCCCAAGCGATATGAATTTCACATTCTAGCAATTTTCCAGCCCACGACTCCTCACGCGATCCCCAAACAACGAGTAGCACACGTGCCGGATAACGAACGCCATCCTCGCGCAACGGATTGTGTAGTTTTACAATGTCACCTTGACGTGGGACGGCAGGCCATTGCCTGTACGCATAGGGACGCCCTTCAATGAGGAAATTAAGACCTATCATCATTCCGCCCCCTGCTGTGCGAGGGCTGTGTCGGCAATGTTAAATGCCTCAATGTGCGACGCATTGAGAGCCGCAACATCATCCTGATCGTAGTTGGATAGGTTAAGCTCGCCGGGCAGTTCTTTGATCTCTCCCAAAGCCTCTCGCAACCGCTTATTCTCAGCTTCCAGCGCGGCGATGCGGTCGGCTGGTTCTGTAGCCTCTATTGCAGCCTTTGCCAATTTACGGCAGAATACTTGCTCTTTTTCAAGCTCCATCCCGCCAGACCCCCAAGGAATAACGATAAAACCGTCTTTGGCGATGTGAACAGTCTCATAAATGGACTTGGCTACGCGTTCAACAAGATCACTCATCGCCCTGACCTTTCGCGCTGGTGAGGGCGTAAAGCGGTGTTTCAAGCCAATAGCGCGAGTCCATGTTGGCCCTATTGCGCTGTATAAACCCCTCGCCACCGCGTATCAGTGTATACATATAGGCGACTGGATCACCCACCGCTTCTTTGATCGCGGCTTTGCGGTGCGCGGCGAACGCTTGATCGAGAGGGTTACTGTCCGTCGCAACAGGCTGTCGTTGATACGCAGCAGCGGCCACTCGATCCGCCTGCGTCACTGTTGGCTTGTCGGTCATTCCCCACCCTCCACAAATACGATACGCGCTTCAACGGGTTTGCCGTCCTCAAATGTGGCTTCAAGAAAGCGGTCGGAGTATCCGTCGTTGCCTTCCGCCCGTGCGATAGCTAGTTCGGGAATGTCGTGCTCAATAATACCGGAGCAATCTCGATACATGGCAGCATACCCCACCTCACGAACTGGCTGCTTGATGAGGTCTAAGGGGTGCTCACCATCTATGAAAAAATTTCCCTTCCCCTTATAGGTGACAGGAAAATCCTTTTCATTATCGCCCCTAATCAACGCAACGACTGGGTTGTCACCCTCGGCATCCACACAGACAACCCGATAATCCTGACCGCCACGGGTCTTGCCCGTATCACCTACTTTGAACATGGTTTTTCTCCTACGACACGCCATCCGCGTGATGTTAATACAAGGTCACCGTCCTTTTTCTCGGTCGGCTTAAATGGTATGGGTTTCCGCCAATCTATCATGTCGCAACACCCCATATGTTAAGCGCCAGCATCGCCAGCCAAAAAAGAGCCATCCCAACGCGACGGTCATAAAATGCGGATATGACAAGGAAAGAAGCGCAAGTAGCCCCAACCGCGCTTAGCCATTCTGGAGGTTCGCTCATCACACCACCCCCACTGCAACAGCGATCATAAGCGCCACAAATGCAAGGCTGGCAGCGCCAGCGGTGAACATGAGCGCATCAAAGATCAAATGCTTGGCTGGTATTGTCTTGGGCGCGTCCGGGTTGAATCGGCCTCGGCGCTTCATCACCGGCTCCATAATGCCTGCGTATGCGTCTTTATCGCCACGCTGTGCGGCTTCTTCTGCACGCTCATATTCAGGAATATGTGTGTATTTCACCGTATTTTCTCCAGTTCATCGCTTGTAAGACCTGTGACGATCTTGATTGCATCCATAAGCTTGTCGTGCGCGTCTATTACTGCATCGTCTAGCTTGGCGTACTCACGATTATTCACAGATGGAGTGCCGTATTGTGCATAATCCAAGGCATCACGGGCTTTTGTGTAATCATTATACAGAGCGCGTATGTGATCCTGTATGCTCATTTCGCATACACTCCAGCTTCATCGGCGCGCAGGTCGTCATAAACCTGATCGCTCGTTTGCGTCCATGTGTCGTTGGTGCTGTCAGCGAGGTATTCGTAACGCGCTATGCCATAGCTGTCCGACATATCCATAAGACAATCCTGCAAATATGGGGAAATGGTGAATGGGCTATCCTTGCCGGGATCAACGATATGACCGAGCAGCTCAAATATCTGCGCGTCGTCCAGCTTCTCAAGTTCGGCAATCAATGTCTGTGGTAACGTCATCTCTCTATCTCCTTGGTGACCACAATATAGATAAAATTCACTGCGTCAATAAATAAATCGCATTGCATCTTTTTATTATGTGACTATGTTGGGCGCTCAACAACGAAAGGATAATGATGGGCAGACCTAAAAAAGAGCCAGTCAATGCAGGCACTTCCCGCATTGTGGAAATGTTCGGCGGGGTTAATGCGGTGGCCAGCCTTATTGGCAATAGCCTTGGCCGTTATTTTAGTCCTGCGACGGTGAAAAGCTGGGTTAATCGCAGCGGGTATATCCCTGACGTGTACTGGCCAATCTTGATCGGAATTGCCAAAAAACAGGGCAAGCAATTGACCGTGGATGATTTTCCAAAACGAGAGAAATGATGATGATGGAAGAGCATAAGATGATGCGGTTTGGATTTATGCCGGGTAAAGATGCCCACCCATTCCACACAAAAATAAAGAAGGAAGCCGCTAGACTAAAGATCAGCATGTCCAGATTATGCGCTGAATCCCTCGGAAAACCAGATTACGCCAAATCACTAAAAGATGGCCACAAGCCATCCCAAGGTGAAATAGAGGTAGTCAATACTTATATTTTGAACGAACGGGAAAAGCGCAGGAAAAGGGCAGAAGATGGCCGCGCTCTAGGGAATACAAAAAACGCAGAAAATCACGATAACCGCTATCTGTCTTGTGAAATGGGATCAAAGGCGCTTTTAAGGGCTTTACTATCCTACGGCATTCGCAATGACGGCTTACCCGGCATGGCTGCAAAGGACTTAATTACCGCCGCACGAGATCACAAAATCACAATCACATACGACGCACGCTTGATATAAAAAAAGAGGGCCGGTGATGAGCCAGCCCTCTTACCCACATTAGGAGATAGTAGGAAAACCAAACATTGCACAGACGCGATTTATTTGCAAGCCCAAAGTCGTTTTATTTCAGCTTCAACATATGGCCGGATTTTATCCGGTATTTTTTTGAGCGCAGCCCGCCTATCCTCAAGCTCCTCCATTCTCAAGATCGCCTCTGCCCCCTCAAAAATCGCGAACCTCGCCCAACTTTGAATAGCCTCTGGCGCTTGGCTCATTTCAATCTGCCCGGTTAGTAGCTTATTAAGCCACTCCTGAGGCCGTATAAGCATATCAGCCACGTGCGATGGCCTTCCACGCCTCAAAGGCTTCCCAAGCCCCTACAGCGCCCAATGCAACGCATACAAACGCGCCATTGGCCTGTGCCGCTGCAAGATACTCCTGCTGCCCGTCCTGCCACGCTGATAACGTATGATCGCGCCTTTTCAATTCACAGACAAAAGATGGGCAGGCAGGAATGATTATGTCGCTGGCCCCCGGCGTCATACCTTCCGCGCTATGCTTTATCACCGTCGAGAATTGCCCGCCGGTCTTTAAACCCTCATTGCGCGGATGGATCGCAATCAGCCCATAGCTATCGGAATACTCACGTCGCAATCGACTAAAGAACGACGCCTGCTCCACATGTTCGTGGGGGCATTTTCCGCGAAAGCTAGTGTCGCCAAAAATAGGAAACGGTAAATCCTTCAGGTTCATTCTAACATGTCCTCTGGCCTGTTATACGCCAATATCCGGTAAAAGGAGCTACTGGCGTCCTTGACATAGGTTATCGTATCCGGCTGCTCAGTGCCATTATCCGTCGCCTCACAAAAAGCTGCATATTCTGTTTTCTTGGCCTTCATGGGGCTTTCTGGCATAAACCATATACTAAACTGCCGATAAGGCGTCTTGAAGTCAGCCCTAAGCGTGGTGTTGCCTCTGGCGCTAACCCCTTCCTTTGTCACCATCGAAACAATCTTATCACATTGCGGCTGCGTCGGGTCTTTTTTCAGAGCCTTAAAATCAGCAGCCAACTTCTCGTTGGGATCCACAATCTCACCCTTGCACTCATAGCAATATCGGGCCGCAATGTCGTTCTTCTCTCCACAATGCGGGCAATCCTTGCCAGTCCAGCGGTAATTGCAGCGGGTGTATTTCCCCATATCGGCGGTCTTGACCATGCCAAAGCAGCGCCTGCCATAATGGACAGGAAGCGGGCCAAACTCGGTCTGTATCGGTTCCCCAAAAACGTCTAGTGCATAGCCGTGCTTATCTGGAACATAATCCGCATTATCAGGGTTAAGACTGAACATATTGACATGATCGCAATCGGGGCATTGCGCTTCTACACTACCATTGCCCCCGCCTATCTTGCCTGCCTTGATTGTCGGATTATAAATATCACCATCCGGGAAGTGTCGCTCTACATTGCTGGCATAATCCAGTAAAAGGCTGTCTTGTTTATCGGTGTCAAGTCGCCAAGCCCTCCCCATGATCTGCTGTAGCAGCGCCGCACTTTCAGTGTAGCGTAGCAGGGCGATCGTCTCTGTATGGCTAACATCAAACCCTGTGGTTAGTGTCCCGACATTCACAAGATGGCGTATTTCTTTAGCCCTATAGCGCCGGATTATCCGTTCGCGTTCGGGCTTTTTGGTGTCGCCTGTCACCAGTGCGCTTGTCTCTGGCGGCAGGCTAGCCAATATCTCTTTGGCGTGCTGCACTGTTGCACCAAAATACATAATCCCGCCATGCCTACACCGGGCTTGCTCGATAACGTCCGCCACGATTGCCGCTGTCTTGCGGCCATGGCCGACGAACGCTTGCTCTACTGTGCGCTCATCCAGCATACCATTGGCCTTGACGATAACCCCGCTGGTATCGTAGCCACCTTCCGCGCTGTTGATCGCGCCTATTTTCATGGGCGTGATGAAGCCTTCATCCAGCATTTCGCGGGCGCTAACGCGATAAACGCATTTTGTGAAATAAGGTTCTCGGGTAACATCATCACCATTAGCGTGGCCGTCTGGCCATATGCGGAAAATATAGCCGCTGCCCAGCCTGTAGGGCGTGCCGGTCAATCCAATGACGCGCAAGGCTGGATTGCCTACCCGCATTTCGTCAATGATCTCGGTAATCGTTGGCGTCATGCCATGCGCTTCATCGACAATCACTGCACAATACCCACTGATAAAACGCGATATGGCGTTCTTGACGGTCAGTGGCGTGCCGAACACAACATGATAGCGGGTGCTCTTCCTGCCTGCCGACGCTGAAAAGATTGAGGCGTTATTGCCAGTAAGCAGGAATTTTTCAAAATCCTGTTCAACAAGCTCTTTTGATGGGGCCAGTACAAGCACCCGTTTACCGCCGCTTATCTGGTGGAGGCGGTCCGACAGGCTGGCTATCATAAAGCTCTTACCGGCGGCCGGTGCCGCGTCAACCACGCATGGATCAACGCTACCCCGCACCCACTCCATCACAGCATCGCAAGCCGCCTGCTGATAGGGGCGCAACTGCATTTATTTCACAACCCAGAAACTGCTAGGCTTACCCCTGTAAGGTTCAAGGTTGGCATCGGGCGCAAGCTCCTTAATCGCCTTCGCGTAGCTTATTGCGCCATCTTTATTGACCTGTGTCAGCTTACGTCCGGCAATGAGCGCATTTTTACCGCCTGCCATTGTAACCAACTCGCCCAAAACTTCTTTCTTGCGCTCGGTTGCATTGTCGATCTGCTCGCACAGCTCGTCATATTCGCGCATAATTTTATATGCTTCGGGTGTGTCACACTCCACCCGCAATGGCCCAACATGGTCCGTCGGGTCTTTGACTTCATCCAGATATTGCGCATAAAATTGCGCAAGTTTTGGCAGATTTTCTTCAATCCAATGCGGGTTGTAATCAACTTTCCGCAACAAATTACCATGCGGCGTCCATTGGAAAAACCAGCAATGGGGCTTGCTTGTCACAAACATCTGAATTTGCATTTGGGCTAGATAATGCGGCTGCTCAAAGACAGTCTTGAATATAGGCGCTGGATCGTTGCGAATGCCAAAGGGGCACTTTACCTCCAGTAGCCCACCATCGCTGGTCAAGCCATCCGGCGAGGCACCAAGCCAATCCTCATATGCATAAAACCCGCATGGCTCTACGCTTATATCGGTCTGCATCGTAAAATCTACGATAGCGCCTGCTTCGTTATAGGTTCCCCATTCGGTTGCGACGTTGCCAGTAAACTCGCTTTCTAGTCCCAGCGCGTCACGGACCATAGAGCGCATAGCGCCGCCACGGGTCATGTATGGCGAGAGGCCAAGGATTGCCCCTACCATAGAGCCAGTTACACGGCCTTTTCGTGCCTCATGCCATTCAGGCGATCTTTGTTGCATCATCACTCTATCTCCATTTGTGTAAAAAATGGGAAGCCCCGTAAGGCTCCCCAAAACATGTTTTTGACCGCGATTAAAACGGAATATCTGTATCAATATCATCGAACGCCGCTTTCGGCTTAGTCTTAGGCTTCGCTTTGGCTTCACTGATCTCCGCGCTCTTTGGCGAAACGGCCTGTACCCAATTGCCCGACTTGCCATCCATGTCCCAAACACCAAGGCGAATGACCATCATCTTGTTGGTGAGACATACGGCCAAATCTTCATTGGTCGGGCGCTTGTCTAGCTTCATAAGCTTCCCGCCTGCATTGGCGTCAATAGCAGCCAGCATGCGCTTGGCCTTGTCGCGGTCTTTCGCTGCGTCCTTAGTGTGGGGTTTAGGGTCTGTCAGCCATAGCTTTTGGAACACCTTCCGGTTGGCATAAGCTTCCGGCTTAACAATCGCATAGCGCAGCGAGCAATACTCGTCGTTGTCTTTGTTGGTGTCCCATTTGGCTTCGTCGATCATCGCCAGAACGCTTGTTCCGTCCGGTATAGGGTCGAAATTACCGCCGCCTGCGTCATAATTCGTGCCTACGTCTTTGGCGCTCTCGCCATCATCAAGATTCCAGAAACTCATGCTACACTTCCTTCTGTTGCTACTTCTTCGCTTGTTTCATTGGCGGGGGTTTCAGACTCAACCTCAACAACCTTTTTCGGCTGCCGCTTGGGCTTTGGAGCCAAAGGCATCAGATACTCTGACAAGGGGTTTTCGCCCTGCGTCACTGTAATATCGTCCGTAATGCCATAGCGGTTTTTGGAAACACTGGCAGGCTGCAAATAGGTCACAAGCACCCGGTCGCCAGTGGTGATCGCTTTTTTTGCGCCTTCATCGCCCTTTAGGATTGTTTCCTGCTTGAGAAAGCCCACAAGATCCACGCTATCAACGTAAGGCATCATCGATTTATTGGACAGACGGAGCTTGTATTGATTGTAACCCTCACTGTCTGGCGGGTCGATACGGCCAATATCCGCATGGGCGATAAACAGCACATTGCAGCCTTTACGGTCGCGAATAACGCCCGCGGCACGACGCACTCTGGCATGTTGTGCGGCCACAGCATCGGCACCAGCGCCCCAACCACCTAAAGCTTGAGCAATCCCGCGTGCTTTCGGATCATTTGCCAGTACGTCAGCGATAAACAGCGCTTCAAGGCCGGTTACGCTATCAATGACAATTGTCTGGTAGTCATGTTCTTCCTTGACAAGATCAAGCATAATATCAAACAGGTCGGCAACGCTAGTGACCTCAATACTGTCTGGACCATTCGCCGCGTCACGCGGAATAGCCTCGCCCTGTGTACGTAAAAATAATGGTTTGGGAAATGTCGAGGCAAGACTTGTTTTGCCTGTGCCGGGTCCGCCTAAAATGGTGGCAATCATAGGTTCGTGCTCGGGCTTTTTAGCCCGGTCTGCAATACTCATTCTATCGTTCCTTCTGTGGTTGACTTCTTTTCTTGCACCTTGACTTATCAGGTTTGTTTTTGCACAAGTCAATATGATTTTTAACAAGGTACGCAAATATGCTGACATTAGAGACAATAATTGAGCTTTTGCAGGACAGCCGTATTTCGGCTGTTTCCCGTAAAACAGGGCTGCATTACAACACTATTCGCAGCG